CCGTACAGGCTTTATTATGTAACGGCAAAGGGGAAAGCCGTTTACAAATCCATGCCAGTTGCAGAAAGCTAATCGAATCAATGGAACTTCAGTCATACACAGAAAAAGGAGAACCAGATAAAGAGTCAGGCTATGACCATATGGCTGATGCTTTGGGCTATCTTGTATGGCGTGAGTTCAATCCATTATTTGCTAGGGCGGGCAAACCTACAGGGATTAGAATATATTAAGATCATGGTATTATTGAGGCAAAACTGTGTATAGCTCACTTGATATTTACAATAAGTCCATCACTCAAGCTGTAACCACAGTTGCAAGCCCTAATGCAGCCTATCAACGCATGGCACAGTTCTGGGATTTGATAGCAGATTTAAAGGAAGGCACATATAAGATTAGATCAGAGCATAGGAAATATTTACCACAGCTTGAACGAGAGGTAGACGATAGCTATGATCGCAGACTCGCAAGATCGACAGTAGTTCCTTATCTCCAGAGAATCGAGAAAATGTTGTCAGGTATGCTGGTCAGGAAGCCCATAAGACTTGATGATATATCTGATTTAGTGAGGGAACAGCTATTTGACGTAGACCTTGAGGGCAATGATCTAAATATCTGGCTTTATCAAACAGCAAGAACAGTCATATCGTTTGGACATTGTGGTGTTCTGGTAGATGCACCAAAGGAGGGAGAGAAAGCAAGGCCATATTGGGTGACATATAAGCCATCAGACATATTAGGCTGGAGAACTGAGATCATAGAGGGGGCAAGGGAACTCACACAAGTACGCTTATTAGAAAGAGTTGTTGAGCCAGATGGTCCATATGGTGAGAAAGTTGTTTTACAGGTTAGAGTCTTAGAACGTGGTAGATATGAGATCCATAGAAAAGATGAAAAGAAGGGCGAATATAAATTGTTTGAAGAGGGTGAAATGAGCTTAAAGGACAAGATACCTTTTGCTGTTGCCTATTCTAATAGGGTCGGATTCTTTGAAAGCCGCAGTCCTTTGTATGACATTGCAGAGCTAAACCTTAAGCATTATCAGATTCAGTCTGACTTGGACAACATCTTGCACATTAGTTCTGTTCCTTTGCTTGCAGTCTTTGGCTATCCAAACGCAGATGAAATAACAACAGGCCCTAGTGAGGCACTATCACTGCCACCTGAGTCACGCATGGAATATATCAGCCCATCAGGAGATAGCTATGACAGCCAGTTCAAGAGACTTGATGACATTAAGGATCAGATCAATACATTGTCACTGGCGGCGGTGCTTGGTCAAAAATTAGTGGGAGAAACAGCAGAGGCCAAACAAATAGACCGATCTCAGAATGACAGCACAATGATGGTTGTTGCACAGCAGATGCAAGACTTGATTGATAACTGTTTGAAGTTTCATAGCGAATATCTCAATGAACCTAATGCTGGCAGCTGTTTTGTAAATAGAGATTTTGTTTCTGCAAGATTACAGCCTCAAGAAATCACAAGCCTACTCTCATTGTTTACAGCTGGCACTATCAGTCAGGAGACATTGTTAAATCAATTATCCGCTGGTGAGATACTTGGTGATGACTTTGATGTTGAGGAAGAGATTGAAAGCACACAGCAGGGAGGTCTTACAGAAGTAGAGCCACCAGAAGAACCAGAAGAACCAGAAGAGGAGGAGGAACAGGAAGAGGGAGAAGAATGATAAATGAGTATTCCAGAGGTATTTTTTAGAGAAACTATTGATGTAGGAAGGTTTAGCAATGCCCTAGCAACAAAATATGTGCAAAATTATGCAGTAATTATTCTTACTGCCACTGATAAATTAAAAAAAATTGATCTTAGACAGCAAAGAGCAGCGGAAGGGGTTGTTATATCACCGCAAACAAAGAAAAGACTAAGAGCCATAATTGCCCAATCAAAAGCAAGTATGGACAAATGGTCAAGGGAAACAACTAAAGGAATGATCAAAGAGATAGAAGATTTTGCAGAAGTACAGACTGGGTTTATTGAAAACGAATTAAAAAAGGCTGTGAAATCAGGCAATATTCCAATTAACTCTGTAGCTGTCAATAAAAAATACGCAAGTTCTTTTATAAAAACAGACCCTACAGAAATTAATATTTTTACAAGCAAACAGTTTACAGAAGATGATTTTAAAAACTTTGGCTCAGGAAAGTTTGAACTTACTGCAAGACAAGGAGCAATGCAGACTTTACCTAATGGACAAACAGTAGAAAAAGCATTTAGAGGTATAGCAAAAAATCAGCAAGATATACTTGCAACAAATATAAGGGCTGGAGTATTTAGTGGAGAGTCAACAGCAGAGATAGCTAGACGTATGGCTGGCAGATTAGACTTTGACAAAATAGGTAATGCAAGACAGATTGCGGCTGCTGGAGGTCAATCAATAAAGGTCGCTGCAAATCAAATACAAACAATAGTCAGAACATCTGTAAACCAAGTACAAAATCAGGCATCACAGGCTGTTTATGCAGCTAACAGCAAAGTTGCACCTAAATATGAATATGTTGCAACACTGGATTCAAGAACTAGCGGGATATGCAAAAGGCTTGATGGTAGGAAGTTTGAATATAATAAAGGCCCTACACCACCACAGCATTTCAACTGCCGATCTACTACTGTTCCTGTTGTTGATTACGAAGGACTTAGTAAAAGAAAGGGATTTGAGGACCTAAAGCCCCCACCCAAAAGCAAAGTTGTTACCCGACCAACAGGAGAGGGGACTGGTAGAGTACCACAGGACACTCAGTATGGTGACTGGCTTTTAGGGCAAGATAAGAAACTAAAGATTAAGACTTTGGGTAATGAACAGAAGGTTAAATATTTTGAACGCTTGGCAAAAAAGGAAGGGTCAGGACAGAAGGCTATAAGAAAGATGATTAGAGAAGATGGTAGTGAAAGAAGTCTTGCTGATTTACAAAAGTTGTATGGCAAGCCCAGCAACATAACTATTAGAACGACTACTCCCAAGCCTGTTACTAAAGGTGTGGAGTTCAAGAGGAGGTTAGTTGATTCAAGTCCTGATCAATTAAGAAAAGATGGAAAAGCATTGATGAACGAAATAGGTGGTTTAGATACAGTAAAACTTAAAAAATTAAATGAAGAGTTTAGATTAGCTGCGGCAAAGACTGGCTCTAATCTTAAGCCAGAGTTAGCAGAAAAACTGGCGGCAGACTTTGAAAAAGCTAAAAGTAAATATTTAAAATATCGTGATGAAATAACAAAAAATTTAGAAAAATTAAAAAATAAAATGCTTGAAACTCCTTTAAGTCAAAGTCAAATAGATACATTTGTGAAAAATACAAAGATAACTACTTTTAATGCTGCTCAAAAAACACAGTTAAGAGGGTATTTAAATGAATATATAAGAATGTTTAATGGTAATGGTTTTATTGCCGCACCAAATGGAGTTCCCCCTATTACAAAAATTGGAAAAGCTCAGAGGGCATCAAATAGTTACTGGAAAGGTCAGATGTCAACAAGTCTTAAACGTGGTAATGCAGTAAGTAAATCAACTACTTTTCATGAGATAACGCACTCAGTAGAGGTTATGAACCCAAAACTAAATAATTATATGAATGAGTGGAAATTTAAAAAAGGATTTGCTGATAAGTCAAAAATACAAGACGTTATTCATAACAAAAAAGCTTACGCACAGTCTGGTGCATCTGATTTGGCGGCTGGAAAACCAGTTTACAAACTCAAAGATATTACAAATGTCCCATATGATGCTCATGAAAAAGCATTTGTAAATAAATATATGGATCCTTATATGGGTAAAATTTATGATGCAGATAAGTTTGTTAAAAACTTTGGAATAGAAGGCGCACCAGAGGCATCTGAAGTTTTGACAATGACAGTTCAACAATTTGCTGACATTGAAAATATGCAGAAGTTACTTAGTGAACACCCAGATATTTTTGAACTAATTGTGGGTATGTCTAGGGCAAAGGGTCTGTAGAGAACCCAGTGGGATAGCTTTGTAAATCTTTGACTGCTTGTAGTCTTGCTTTCTCTGGTATTTTTATATTTGACAACCCAACTGAATCAATGGCTGCATTTATAACATCTGCAATATCACATTTGTCTTTATCAAATAAATGACCATGCACTCCAAATAGTCCCTCTCTTACATCATTATTCCAAAAGTCAACGGCATCTTTTGAACCTATAGCTTTTGCTGTTTTCTTAGAATGTTGAATCTCAATTTCCCCCAATGGGGTGGTGACGGTTATAGTAAGCATAATTTAAGTCTACTGCTAAAAGACTCAAAAGGAAGTAATATAAAAACAGTTACTTTAAACATCATGGCTCCAGCGGGGAAAGGGACTTATGGTTCTAAGGTCGGTAGACCACCAAAAAAGAAAAAAGTTAAGAAAGGAGGCAAAAAATAATGGGTTATCAGTTTACAAAACAAGGTGAAGAACCTAAGAAAGCCAAAAAGAAAACCAAAAAGTGAAAAGAAAATTCCGCAAGGTAGCGAAAGATAAAAAAACTGGCGTTGCTAAGAAATACCTTAGTGGGGCTAAGAACAAAGGCGCAAAAGCAGCTGAGATTAAACGCACTGCGGAAGCTTACAAAAGAGGTGAGTTTATTGATATAAAGGCAGTATCTAAATCACGCACAAAACAAGATGGCTCCAAAAAGAAAACCACTAAGCGAAAAAGTAAAAAGTAGCTTAAAGAAAAAGGCAGAGGGTACTAAGTTTAAATATGGCGAACTTGCTGCTGTATATAGAAAAGGACAAGGTGCTTATTTGTCATCTGGTTCCAGAAACGTGCCTATGGCTGCGTGGGCTATGGGTCGAGTTAATAGCTATATGAGGGGTGACAAAGCTAGAACTGCTGATATGGCTATTTATAGAAGATACAGAAAATGAGTATTAAAAAAGGTGGACATACATTTGAAAGAGTTGATAAGCCTATTAGAACTCCAAACCATAAAAGCGGCAAAAGTCATGCTGTAGTTATCAAACAAGGTGATGGATATAAGTTGATTCGTTTTGGTATGCAAGGAGCAAGAACTAAACCCCCAAGAAAAGGCGAAAGTGCAGCGGATAAGGCAAAACGCAAAAGTTTTAAGGCTCGACACGCTAAAAATATTGCAAAAGGTAAGACCTCTGCGGCTTATTGGGCTGACAAAGTAAAATGGTAAGTTATTATTTATATTAATTATTGTTAAAATTTTTTTATGGCAGACGAAGTAATCAAGCCTGATAATTCAGCGGAAATGGCTGCATTGAAGGCAGAAGTTGAAAGACTAAGAAAATCTAACACTGAAATATTAGATGATTACAAGAAAGCTAAGGAAGCTGCAAAAGCTGTACCTCAAGATGTAGATGTTAATGCTTTAATTGCTTTTAAGCAGAAAAAAGAACAGGAAGAGCTTGAGGCTAAGGGTAGATATGAGGAAGCTACAGAAAAACTAGCAGCGCAATATAGACAAGCAGAAGAACAGCAAAAACAAAGAATACAGGAGCTAGAAAATAGACAAAGACAATTAGAAGTCGAAGCTCCAGCAGTAACAGCACTTGCTGATGTTGTACACGACCCTCAATATGTATTGAGCCGTATAAGCAAGGAACAGCTTGCTAGGGAATCAGATGGCACAGTTGTTGTCGTTGATGGGTATAACAGAACACCAGTAAAAGAATGGGCAATGTCCAAAATGCCTCAATGGGTACAGAAAAACCCAAGACCTCAAGGCGGTGGAGCTACCACAACAAAGGTACAGACTGAGTTTGTTTCTAATGAGAAAAACCCATTTGCAAAAGAATCATTCAACCTTACAGAACAAGCTAGGTTATACAGAACAGATATTAATAAATATAATATGCTCAAAAACGCAGTTACAGGTTAGTATATAGACAACGTGGTTGTGCCATGTCAGAGGTTGTGCCTCGAAGTGAACAATTAATTTTTTAAATCATGGCAACAGTCCGTAGTGATTTAATAATACCTGAA